AAATATAAGCCATGTTGTTTACCCTCTCTCTTGATTATGTAAACATTATAGCATGATTCGTGATTCTGTCAAGTTTTTAACTATTTGTACGTATAAATGCAATCTTTCTTTTTCCGCAGAATATATCAGCATCTACAATACTTTCTTCATAATGTGGATATTTCTCTTTATACTTGTATAATTCTTGCTCTATTGTGTGCAAATCCATATTAGGTAGATATTTGCTTTCATCTTGTTCTGCACAAGGCTCACATATAATTGAGTAATCAGCACCATAAAAATCAACTGTCAGGTCATTAAATAATTGAATATGATTGTCTGGATCATATATTAAAACTCCGCCCCATATTGTGCAATCTACATCAAAATCTACTGCAATACTTTCTTTATCATACATACTTGCACATCTGAATTCAATATTAGGATATTGTTGCCAAACTTCTTTAGCATAATTAACTGGTTGTGGACTTGTATCAAATCCCATATATTGATAATCCGTATATCCTTTTTCTTGTAGGATATTATTCATAATACCAATTCTACATCCAATGTCAACTATACCTTTTATATTATTTCTAATAATATGTTCTGCTTGTTTTTCAAAGATAGGTCTTGCCTCAACAGTATCAAGGTAGTCCATTTTATGAATTTCATAATCATCTTTTAGTTGTACATTGATTGTTTCACCAGGAATAAAAGAAGATGGCAAACGAGGCCATGGCGTTCCTTTAACTCTATTGATTTCTAATAAGTCGTATTTTTTGGGGTCTACTTTTTGTTTTTCCATAATACTATTTATAGAATAAAAAATAGACTTATTAATTGTTTATATTTTTTGGAATCTTTACTAGACGATTGATTGAAGTTCCTTTTCTGTTAGTGTATTCTACTCTCAAATGAGTTGTTCCTTTAGGAGCAGATCCTGCCACAGATTTGAATACTTTCTTTAATCCTAATCCTTCTTTTTCTTCGGAAAATTCTTTATCGTCTGTAATTTTTACTTTAATTTTTCTAGTCATATAGTTGTCCCTAGCCCAGAGACATTCACATTCATCGATTGGCCACCCACATAATGGACAGTCTTCCCAATCTGGAAGTTCATCGGGCCAGGGACTCATTTAAGTTAATGTTTACCCAAACACCTTTTCGTTAGCTAAAGCCTTATAACCTGCGGCTACAACCCTTCTTAAAGGAGCTCCCATCTTATAGATAGTTTTACCATTTTTGCTTTTGTTAGCATAAACGGCGTATCCTTTCATTCTTAATGCGGACACTGTCGCTCTTGGATTAGCAATAGAAAATCTGTGTTTCATTGCTGATTCAGTTAAAGCCTCTCCATCTTTAAGAGCATTAACTAGTCTGTCTTGTTTTGACATTTTTGATGTTTTCATCGTTTCTCCTTTTTCTGTTGAAAAAGATTTTTTTGTACTCAAGTTTAACCAATTAAACATAGTACCTCCTTTTCTTTATGGTATAGAATATCATAAATTAAAGGTTGTGTCAAGTATTAATTTTTGTTGGAAACCCTGGATTATTCTTCGCTAAACTCAGGAACTTTTATATTAGAACGTTTAGTTAACGCATAGAACACGTGTTTTTCTTTATTTTCGCCTGAACTTAACTCATACGAATCGTATTGAACTACTTCAAATCCGGAACGAATCATAAACAATCTATAGTTATCTGGGTGCAATGTAGCATAATATTTGTGTTGATTTGCAGAATGCGGTACTTCTATATATGCCCATCCACCTATTTTCATAATTCTATTCAATTCAAGTAGTGTATAAAATGGCATATGAGAGAACTGAAACGATTGTCGCATCCAAACTAGATGAAAATAGTTATCCATCATCTTGCTATAGTTGTAATCCATAAGATGTACATTTAAATCTTGTGCTTTACAATGATCCCATTCTTCTTTACTGATAGTAACTCCTTGAACATTCTCATATCCAAGTTCCTTAAATTTAGTCATTGCATACCCTTGACCACAGCCAAGGTCTATAATATTTGCGTCTTTTTTATCAGGAAAAGAGTTCTCAATAAACGGTAGGAGTTGTCTATCAATAATACGTTTATCTAAATCTGTATCTGTAAAGTGTCCAACTTCGTTCTGCATTGCATGTTTGAAGTTATTAAGTCTAATCCATTCTTCTGTAAAGTCAGTCATTTAATCCTCTTTGTTAATAAACAATTCCACTACGGGATGTTTGTTTACAAATTTCATTACTGTTTCATAACTATCGCAATTACCTTTATCTACATTATGATTGCCAATATCCATTGCAATCTTTTGTAGTTTTAATATAATTGCTTGGTCTACTTGTTTTGGTATCAAACAATAATGTGCTTCGCCTTTTGGTTCTATTGCTACAAAGTCTTGAACTTCATAGTCAATGTTACCTAATTCTTTTACGTTAATCACAGAGACATTCCGCCAAATGTTTTCTTATCAACATCTTGCTTAACACCACCAATTACATAAGAACTGATTTCAGTTTCTTGTGGAGCAACTTGTACTTCTGCGCCTGCAATCCACTTTTGTGTCCAAGGTAGTGGGTTTGCTTGTGATGTTTTATATGGACATTTTAATCCAACGGCTGTCATACGTTTACAACAAATCCACTCAATATAATCATCAAGTAATTGTGCATTCAGACCAATCATTGAACCATCTTTAAACAAGTATTGTGCCCATTGCTTTTCTTGTTCTACTGCATCAATAAACATTTTGATACATTCTTCTTCTGTTTCTTTTGCAATCTTAATGTAATCTTTATCGTCTTTTGGAAGCAATTTTAGAAGTGTCTGAGTACTTGCTAAGTGTAAGTTTTCATCACGTGCAATAAGTTTAATAATTTTTGCATTACCTTCCATTTTCTTTAATTCTGCGAATGCCCATGAACAAGCAAATGAAACATAGAAACGAACACCTTCTAAAATATTAACACTCATTAAAGTTTTGTAAAGAGCCTTTTTGATTTCGTATGTTGAAATCTTTACCTTTTTACCATTTACTGTATGAGTACCTTCTCCTAAAAGATTGTAGTAACTTGTCATTTCAATTAGTTCATCATAGTTTTTAGAAATATCATCTGCACAATCCATGATTTCACCAATCTCCATCATTTCATCAAATACTTTTGATGGGTCTGAATAAACATTTCTAATAATGTGTGTATATGAACGTGAGTGAATTGTTTCACTAAATGTCCAAGTTTGAATCCATGCTTCTAATTCTGGAATAGAAACAATAGGAGAGAATGCTTCAACTGGTGCACGACCTTGTACTGAGTCTAAAAGAATTTGACGTTTTAGATTTGATGTAAAAATATGTCTTTCGTGTTCTGTAAGATTTTTAAAATCATTTGCATCTTTTAATACATCAACTTCTTCTGGTCGCCAAAAGAAACCCAACTGCTTATCAGTTAGTTTATCAAACTGTTTATACTTTAGCATATCATATCGTTGGATAGTTACACCACCTGACGGATCTAGAAAGGCTAATGCTTTCGTATGGTCCGCTTTATTATCTGAATTAAATACTGACATTTTTGTTTCCTTTATATCACACACGACTCGCAGTAATCATCATATTCTGCCTCTGTCTCAAAATCTTCTCTTGTTTTTTCTTCATCATCTTTATGTACATCGATTTCGCCTTGTCCATCAAATGTGTTAAAGTAATATAATTGCTTACCACCATATTTGTAAAACATAATAAGATGTTGTAGCATTACACTCATTGGAATCTTTTCATCTTCAAAAAATACAGGATTATAGCTTGTGTTTACAGATATACCTTGGTCGATATATTTCTGTAGAACAGCCATAATTTTTAGATATCCTTCAGGAGATTGTTGATCCCATAGTAACTCGTATTTATTCTTTAACTTATGAATACCGGGTACAACTTGCTTTAAAACGCCATGTTTGGACTGCTTAACACTAACCATACTTCTTGGTGGTTCTATACCGTTGGTTGAATTTGATATCTGTGCCGATGTTTCAGCCGGCATAAGAGCCATCAACGTAGAGTTACGTATACCATATTTCTTTAGATTTTCACGTAATTTCTTCCAACCTTTACGTTCCTTATATTTTACTAGTTCATCTACATCTGTTTTTCTAGTATCTATTGGGACAATACCATTTCCATATCTTGTTTCACCAGACTTAGGACATGCACCTTTTTCTTGTGCTAGGTCGTTTGAAGATTTAATCAAATAAAAACTCCAAGCCTCTGCCCATTCATCGACAAGTTTTAAATCTGGATCTGAATAATTTGTATCATTTTTAGCTAACCAATAGGCAAAATTAATAATACCAATACCAAGAGGTCTCCTATTATTAGTTGATAGTTCTGCCGCAATTACAGGATATCTTTGATAGTCTAAAAGAGCATCAAGTCCACGCACTGCTAAATCGCATGGTTTTTCAAATTCTTCTGGAGAACGAATATTTCCCCAATTAATAGCACTAAGAGTACAAAGAGAAATTTCACCTTCTTCATCATGTAAACTAGTTAATGGTTTTGTTGGTAGATTAATTTCACAACAAAGATTTGACTGTTTAATAGGTGCAACTTCCGGTAAGAATGATCCATGGTCATTTGCATGGTCAACATTCATTAAATAAATTCTTCCTGTGTTTTTTCTTTCATTCATAAATGTAGAGAATAATTCGATTGCAGGAATAGTTTTCTTGCGTAATCTTGTATTACGTTCTGCACGTTCATAAATTTCTCTGAACTTATCTTGGTCTTGAAAGAATGCATCATATAGACCAGGAACATCGCTTGGTGAGAACAAAGTAATATCTTCACCAGCAATTAATCTTTCATACATTAATTTATTAAATTGTACACCATAGTCCATATGACGTACACGATTGTCTTCTGTGCCTTTGTTATTCTTTAGAACAAGTAAGTCTTCAACTTCATAATGCCAAATAGGATAATACAAAGTTGCCGCACCACCACGAACACCACCTTGTGAACATGATTTTACACTTGCTTGAAATAATTTATAAAAAGGAATAACTCCTGTATGACTGGCATCACCGTTTCGAATTGGTGAATTGATAGCACGAATACTACCAGCACCAATACCGATACCTGCTTTTTGAGAAACATATTTGACAACTGAACTTGAGGTAGCATTGATAGAATCAAGAGAGTCATCAGTTTCAATCAAAACGCAACTTGAAAATTGTCTTTGTGGTGTTCTTACGCCTGCCATAACAGGAGTTGGTAAAGAAATATCAAAGTTACTAATTGCATCATAGTAATCTTTAACATACTTTAATCTTGTTTCTTTTGGATATGTACTAAACAATGTAGCAGAAATTAAAGCATACGCAATTTGAGGTGTTTCAAAGTGTTTACCAGTAACACGATTTTGTACTAAGTACTTACCACGAAACTGTTCCATACCTACATATGCAATATTGAAATCTCTATCATGTTTAATAAAATTGTTAATTTCGTCCCATTCATCTTTAGTGTAATCTTCTAATAATGAAGGATCATAGAATCCGTTCTTGACGTTTGCTTCTACAACTTTAAGGATATGCCAAGGTTCAAACTCATTATAGACCATTTTTCTAAGATGATAATTAACAAGATTTCCTGCAACCCATTGATAATTTGGTGTTTCTTCTGATATCAAATCAGAAGCCGCTTTAATCAATGTTTCTTGAATTTCTTCACTAGTAATACCATCATAAAATTGTATATGTGATTTTAGTTCTACTTCACTTGCACTAACGCCTGCAATATCTTGACATGCAAACATTACTACTTTATGCATTTTTTCCAAGTCTAGCGGTTCACTTACACCGTCTCTTTTTACTACTTGAATTTCGCTCATAATATCTTTCCGTCCTCTCTTACAATGGTCTAGTATTTACTTCCAATGTACCATTATTAATGTCTGTTGTTTATTTCTGAATCTTCCATTCCCGCCACTCTTAACTTAATAATATTAGTTAATTGGAAGTGTTTAATTTCAAATCCCTTTGTAATACCTAAAAATTGATTTCTAGTATAAGCAACTTGATTTATAAGTTCTGATATTGCAACAACTTCTTGTTCACCATCAGCATATTTTTCAGCATCCCTGCTACTAAGTGCTTTGTTATAGTTTTCAAGATATTTCCTTAAATATTCACTTCTTTTCTTTCTTAATTGAATATTTAGATGCTCTAATATTGCCTCAAGTTCTTGTAATTGAGAGAACCTTAGTTCGACATAAGCTGGAAGTTGTGTGTAGTTCTTTTCTACATTGCCGTGAATACGCACTTCTTTTCTTGCTTCAAGCAATTCCTTACTGTAGTGGTCAACACAGTCTGGTATTTTTCCCCAATCTTTTACAACTTCATTATACCAATTCATCTTTATTCCCAATCATCCTCTTCTTCAAAGTCATCTGCATAGTAGCGGTCATACGCCGCTTCTAAAATTTTATCACCATTTGCAAGGTCATGCACATCTTCTTTTAATGCACCAACATCGTCTGCCGTTCTAATAAATATTTCTGCGACATCTAATTTTTCTTTTGCAGGAACATATGCTTTGATTTTGTCCCACATTTCAAATACTGTTTCTATATCTACAGAAGTCATTTACACCTCATAAATGGCTGAGTTGGCACCGTGTTCTGCACACTCTACCCGAATACATCGGCAACGATTATCTGTCATTTGTTTTACTATCTCGTCCGCCTTTCGCCAGGCATGTTCAGCAAACTTTTCGACCCCCACACCATCAAGTTGTACAATACTTGCAAGACCTTGGGTCTCTAACATCAGTAAATCATTCTTCTTAGGATCATTTACATCAATTACAACTTTGTGGTCAAACGTATCTTCAAGCCATGCTTTCAGAGGTTTGAGACCACCGAAATCAACTACCCAATTACGTTCATCTAATTTATCACAACCAAATGTGAATTTAAAAGATAGACTATATCCGTGTAGCAATTTACAATGTGAGTGTGCATTGGGTTGTCTAAACACTGCACTTAGTCCAATGTTATGCCCATAGCACTTGGTCGAAAAATATTTAGCCATTATGCTTCCTCATTTACTTCTAAGTTATTATCTTCTGGAACTTCAAGTTCTTCTGATTCATCATCAAAATCTCTATGATTCCACTCATTCATTACTACTTCAAGTTTTTCATCTGTCCAATTCTTTCTGAATTCTGACATGATATCACCTGACTTAGTTGTGTAAGCCAGCTTATTACCCGACTTAACTAAAATTCCTTTTGCTTCAAAGAAATCTACCAAACCACTATAAGGACTCATTCCTGTTTTATAAGGAATTTCTACTTGTACTCCTTCAAATGGTTTTGCATATCTAGTTTTCATCACTTTACATGCCGCTCTAATGCCATGTACTTGTGAAGTTTTATTTCCATCTTCATCAACTTTTAGTTTCAATTTTTTCATTGCTACTACAATACTTGAAGCATAGATAAATCCTTGTCCACCTGATATCTTATCATCAGGATCAAACATATCTTGTGAAGCATAAGTGTGATTTGTTGCAACTAGACCAACATTATAATCACCAAACATATTAACTGAGTTACGTACTAATGATGCAAGTGCTTTAGGTTTACGACCCATATCACCTTTCATATCACCTTTTTGAAACTGGTCAACATCTGTTGGTGTTAACATCATTCCTAAACTATCAATGACAAATAAAACCTTAGGACGTTCTTCTTCGTCTTTATCGGCATATTCTGCCTTATAATCTTTCATAAAGTCATTAATGATTTTAGCAACATCGTCAATCATTGCTACGTTTAGTTTTAATATCTTATCTTCGCTTGTATCTACTTGCAATGCATGTAGCCATTTCTCATCTAGTGCATTTTCACTATCAATAAGAACCACAAAGATACCTTGGTCTTGTGCGTTTTTAAC